GGCCGAGCAGCGCGGCGAGAACCGTGCTCGGCTCCTTGTAGGGGAGCGGGTAGAAGGCGCTGCTCAATTCGCCCATGCCGACATCGACATCTCGCCATTCACCGGGGCCGATCGGCGTGCTGTCGTCCTTGACGCGGGCGTTCTTGGTCTTGTAGCCGGCGGGCAGGTTCGACAGCGTGCCGGCGTCGATCAACTGGCGCAGGATGCTGGTGGCGCTCTCGGTCAGGCCGCCGAGCAGGTTGATGAGACCGATGCCATACGGGCCGAAGCCGGGCATGTATTTGTGCTGGACAAGGCTGGTCTGGCGCTCCATCGCCTTGTCGCCTTCGCGCCAGTCGCGGCGGATGCTCAGAACCTTGTGGCTGACACTGTCGACGGTGATGACGTAGGGGTGCGGCAGGCCGTCGGTGACGAGCGGGTCGTCCTTGAAATACCAGTCGATGTGGCTCTCATAGAGCCGGTGCAAGGCATCCTTGTACGTATTGGAATTGGACTTGCCCTCGATCTTGTCCTTGGCCTCGCTGATCGTGGTCGTGACGTTGACGCCGTCACCGACCTGCACATCGCGATAGAAGCCCTGCGCCTGCTTGGCTTCGATCCAGTTGCGCGTCTTGAGCAGGATGATCGCGAAGCGCGGCGTGCTGTCGAGCGCGGCGGCGGTGTAGGGCATGACGACGTGCTCGGGCAGCACGTATTCGGCGGCCGGGTAGCCGCGCACCGGATCGAAATAGAGCTTGCGGAAGGTCGTGCCGGCGAGCGGCAGGTTGAACAGCATCATGTCCGTTTCGGACCGATAGCCGGTGATCTTCTCACTCGCCATCCAGTTCATGTCGGTCTGGATGCGCTTGGCCTGCCGCTCCTTATCGTCGGTGATCTTGCCGATGATCTCGGTCTTGATCGGGCCAGCGCCGGGGAACAGATCGCCCATGGCCTGGGCGTTGAAGCGGACGACGCTCTCGAGCAGCATCGGGTGGAACGCGCCGCAGGCGCCTTCCCATGGATCGGTGCGCTCCTCGTAATTGAGGCCCATGAGCTTGAGACCGCGGGCGTAGGACTCGCGCCATTCGGCGCGCGAGCGCTCATCCTCTTCGGTCAGCGCGCAGATGTCGGTGCCGGTGCGCCCAAGTTCCTGTTCGGTCAGCAGCACGCTGAGATCGGCGTCGAACGCCATCTGCGTCGGATCCGGGCCGGGATCGGGCTGCGCGCCGTTGAAGTCAACGATAACGCCGCCGTCCTCCTTCGGCACGACGACGGCCTTGGCCGGATCGAGTGTGTCGGTGTCCGGGCGCTCGATCCCGTGCCCCTGGGTCGCGGCGTCAGCCATCAATGTGTCGCCTTTTCATAATCGTCCAGCCGGATAGAAAACCACGTCTCATCGTCGTAACAGGCTACCGCCGCTACAGCTTCATCGAGGTTGTCTGTTTCGTCGCCGTCGGCGTCAAGCAGGTTTGTGATGTCACAAACGGTGTCGTCGTTCGCCAGAGCTATGCGGCCGGTAAGATTCACGGCGACGATCGATACATCCCGGCGCATCAGTAGTACCTCTTGCGGCGGAAGCGCGGCGGTGCGCTGTCCTCGGCCTCGTCATTGGCAGTGCGGACAAAACCGCCTTCGCGGAAGCGCAGCATGGCCTGCACGGTCGAGTCCACCAGATCGTCCTCTTCGCCAGCCGGGAAGCTCGCGCACTGTTCCATGACTTCGTCCGCAAACCGTGTCGGTGGGCACCACACATACCGTGAAGCGAACACGTCGGCAATCATGTTGGCGCGGGCGATCTTGTCGTTGGACAGCGCCCGGCTGCCGCGGCTCGAGCCGGTGAAACCCTCGGCGGGAATGCCCATGCTGCGGAACTCCTGCAGCAACTGCATGCCGGCGCTCTTGTTTTCGATGAGCAACGTGTCGGGGCGGTCCTCATCATAGAACTGCTTGGCGGTGCGCTTCAGTTCAGGGAATTCCATGCGCGCCTTGTACGCCTGCAGCAGGATGATGTGATTGAGCGTCTTGCCGCTGGTCGGATCCTCGGCCTTGAACACGCCCCACAGCGTATAGGCGCTCGGGTGACTGCGCTCATTGGCCGTCGCGGCGCAGTCCCAGCTGCCGATGATGTACTCGCAGGCTGGCGGATCGCCGTTCTGCCACGCCGCGATGTGCTGCGGACCAGGGCACTTCTCCTTGTCGTCGTCGCCCCAGCGGCGCCAGTATTCGCGCTTGAGGATCGCCGCGCCTTCGGAGGTCGGGTTCTGCTGGTACTGGGCGCTCCAGCTGCTGACCGGCAGCACGCTGCGCGTCGCGCGCAGGGTTGGCAGCGGCCAGAAGCCGGGCCAGGTCGGGCGCTCTTCGGGCGTGTTTTCGTCGAGAAGCGCCGGGAAGCTGATAACGCGCCACTTGTCGGTGTCGGGGTTGTCCTTCTCGGCGGCCTGCTTGGCGAGCACTTTCCCGGTCAGGTCGCGCTTGGACCAGCGCGTCATCACGAGGATGATTGTCCCGCCGGGCTGAAGGCGCTGGCGCGGACCGGAATTGTACCACGCGTAGACATCGTCAAAAATCGCCGGATTGGACTCGGCCTGCTTGGCTTCCTGCTCGGAGTGGGGATCGTCAATAATCACGATGTCGCCCCCCTTGCCTGTCACCTTGCCGTTGACCCCGATAGCAAAATATTCCCCTCCTTTGTTGGTATGCCACCCTGCGGCAGCTTTTGAATCCGCCGCAAGGCGTACATTTGGAAAAATATTCTGATAAGCGCTAAATCCGCTCCGCGCGACATCGTCGCTGCCGTCGCTCATATCCTCGCCGTCGATGATGTTTCGCACGCGGCGGCCGAAGCCGGCGGCCAGTGCTTCGGTGTTCGACGCCTGGATGATTTTCTTGCGCGGAAACTTGCCGAGGAACCACGCCGGGAGGAGCCAGCTGGCGAGTTCCGATTTGGTATTGTGCGTGACGAGCAGCCCGCGCCCGGCCAAGAACAGCCCGTCGGGGCGGTCGACTTCTATGCACTGCACCGGGACCGACTTATGCCTCGCCACGGAGATGTACCGGCGGACTGGCTTGGTATTGGCACGCGTACGTGCGCGTTTCCGCGGCGCCAGCCCGAAATCCTTGACGTAGAAATACAGCCGCCATGCGGGTCCGTAGCTCTTGTCGCCGATCTTGGCGTCGAACTCGTAGACGTGCGGGTGGATACCGACACTGCGCAGTAACTCTTCGTACTGGTCGCGTAGATGCGGGTCGCTGGTCGAAATGTCACACTGCCCCTCGCGCGAGCAGCACCCATCCGAATCAAACAGCCCGTACAGCAGGCGCAGCCGATCCTCAACCGAGGCGCGCATATAGGCGTCGGGGATATGCTTGTTGTCCAGCACCCCGAGGTCGCGCAGCTTCACCTTGAGCCCGAGAATGCCGAATGTCAGGCGTGTCGCCTGATCTGTCGTGGTGTAGCCTTCGGATTCAATGACGGCTCGAACCGGCGCTAAATCACGGCTGTCATTCGTTATGATCGCCTGCGACGCATGCCCGTTCCCGATCCACATGCCGAGCGTGTACGGCCCGACCGGCAATGGCGCGCCTGGCTCAAATACAACCGGGGGCGAGTCCGGTATCCATGCCTTGCGATGCTCGGCGGTTCCCTGCTCGCGTTGAAACAGTTGCTCGGTCGTGCGGAGTTTGAAGATGCCGGGGCGCTTCCGGTCTATCGCCGCGCGCCACAGATGGCCGCCGTCTGTGACGACGCTCGTGCCGTCTTTGGCAGTGACGCGGTAGCACGCCCGCCCGACATGCACTTCCGATTTCCCGACGACCTGCGTCGGCTTTCCGTCAGCGCCATAGACGTAGTCGCCGGGCTGAACCTCGCCCATGGTCGTCCAGCCGGTCGGTGTCAGCAGCGGCGTGTCAAGCGCGAGGCAGTGACGCGGCGGAAGGTTGATGATCAGCCGGTTACACTTCCCGGCTGCGACGTCTTCGAAGGCTTCCGCCATGATCTGATGATGCGCGCCGGGGATGAAATCGGGCCAGACCATCTTCACGAACGACAAGAAATGCTGGCGCGCGTCCTCGTATTTGGCGAGCGTGTCGCGCTCCTCGAGCAGCTGCAGCACCTGCGCCTTCTGGACCGGGTTCAGCTGGTCCAGATGGCGCAGGGCGAATTGCAGCTCGTGTTCGGTGAGCGCGATCGTCATCAGGCGGCGGGCGACTTCTTCCGCGGCTTTTTCGGCGCGTCGGCGTCGGAGAGGACGCCGACATCGGTGGCGGCAATGACAGGCGCCGGCTCTTCGGGCGCGTCGGCGAAATCGGCGGCGCCGTAGATCGTCACGCTGCCCTCGGCGTGGGCGTGCAGCAGTGCTTCGCTTGTGGCAGCGCGGCCGACGATATGGCCGGCGGCGTCGACGGCGACGAAGTCGTCGCCGAGGTTGGTCAGGAAGTCGTTCTGGATGATGTCATCGGGGATCGGCACTCGTCAGTCTCCTGTGAAAAGATCGCGCAGCCGCTCGAGGAACGTCCGTCGCGGCGGACGCAGACATAGCGCGATTGCGGCGAGGTCAGAAGCGAGATCGTCTTCCGACGGGATGGCGGCGTCCGTGTCGACCGACCAGTGCAGTTCGGAGCCGACATACCAGATCGTCACGGTGTAGGCGGGGCTGGGCTCGTGGGCAGGGAAAGGGACGACATTGTCGGTCATTCTGCCTCCCGGTCGTCGATGATCGCGTGCAACATGATGCTGACGGACCCGACCATTGTCGAGATGGACTCGGTCGAGCTTCGACGGTAGCCAGTCGACTTGTCGGCGTACACGACCGCCACGGCGCACTCGGTTATCGTTCCGGCTTCAGCATCGTTCAGCGCATCGCGCAGGATATCGATCGTGTGTCGGTTCGTTCGCGCCGGTCGCGTCTCAAGCGTTACAATCTTGTCGGTCATGCGTGCTCCCAGAACAACTCAGGATCGTCGAAGGCGGCAAAAGGATCGGGCGGGGCGCACAGCACTTCGCGCTCCATGTCGGTCGGTCGTGCGCCGCGGACGGCGAATTTGGTGGCGCTGAAATAGCCCTTGCGCTTGAGAATCCGGTAGGCGTTCTGGAC